TCATGGCGTTAATGCTATTGAATACGGACACAGATACAGCCTTCCATTATGGGGAAAGTATGTTAAGTAATTAGTTTTTAATGTATTCTGGTTCAGTATAGAAAAAGAAAAGCATTCCAACTTCATTAGTTTCTGGGTTTGGAAATGATTCTCTCCAGTGCAGGTTGTGAACACCATTAAAAGATAAAGCATCTCCTGGATTTAAGGTATATGGCTTTCCTTCAACATATACATCCCACGGATCATTTTGATATAGACAAACATCTAGATTATACATACAGTCAAAAGAATTATCCTTATGCTTTTTTAAATTTGCATCTTTACCAAAATAATGTCCAAATAATACATAGGTTGGTTCTAATGTATTGCTGCCAAAAATCTCTCTGGCTTTATCCCTCAATTTATTAGAATAGTGCATTAATTCTGGAATTAACGTATCCGTTACAACCATTCTTCCATAATATGGGTCATACTGCAGCAAGTGCTTATTGCTATTAATTAAATTTTTTAATTCTTCAATTTCGCTATTGTTAATAATATTATTTGTGATTACAGGATTAATAACTTTTACGTTCATGTTTACATTATAGCAGTTATCTGATATACTTATTTAACAAGCGAGTGTTACATAATGGTAGTGTCTCTGCCTTCCAAGCAGATAGTGCCAGTTCGATTCTGGTCACTCGCTCCAGGTCTCCATGGTCTAGTGGCCTAGGACTCCACCCTTTCACGGTGGCAACACGGGTTCGAATCCCGTTGGAGATACGTGATGAAACAATATAACAATGCGCTACCAGATGAATTATGCAAAGACATATATAACTTTGCAATTGGAACTATCACTGGTAAAAATGTAAATAGTGAAGAAAAGGTAGATGTTTGGACTAATTATGCATGGGAAGAATATCTTGTTCAAAAAAGTTCTGCAGTCATATGCATGAAACTGCCTAAAAACATAACAGATAAAATAACCAATAAACTAGTTGATCTTGGGTTAATGGACCTTGCAACTGATGCTGATTTTTATAATGGTAGTGGTTGCATGGCTTTTGTTTGGACTCCTGGATCATACATTGGTAAGCATAGTGATGGACCAGATAGAAAAACAATAACACTCTATTTAAATAAAGATTGGGATATTGAAGATGGTGGAATGTTTCACTGGTATAACGAAAGTCTTAGAGAGTGGAAAACAATTGTTCCAAAGTATAACTCAATGGTAGTAAATAACGGTGGTCTTATGCATTACACAACTCCAACTCTAAATAAAGATAAGTTTAGAGTTAGTTTGCAGATATTTATTATAAAGAAGTAAGTTTATTAATAACTGGCGCTGCACTGTTGTTACTGTCAAAGCACTCAACTAACTCGTATTCATTATCTAAAAATTTACATATATACTTAAATACATCATCGTTTCTAAAATCACTTGTTCTTAACTCAATCAGTTTACATTCATCTGGGGCGAACAATATATTAACTAAACCTGTTCCTGAAATACCAACAATTGTTCTTGCGTCTTTATAAATACTTCTCTGCTGATCAAATGTTAGTTCTTCATTATACACAATCTCATATCCAAGGCCAATAAAGTATTCTTCTATCAACTCCTCATCCTTAATAAACCTTTTATCGCTAATTGCATTTTTTCTAGAAACGTATATGTCTTTAATTGGGCTACCACTCAATCTAAGGGTTTCTCTTAAAAGTTTAGATGTTATTGAGTAACTTTCTAAATGTATGAGGCTTTTGCTAGATGTGTTAATTGATTTAGACAAACTTAATTCTTTAAATTGAGTTGTATATAATATATCATCTTGTAAAATTCCAAACTCTTCCCAGTTTGACTTTGAAAATATTAAATTATCTAGATATCCCTGGACCAATATCTTTGTATAAAAGTCTAAGCCCAAATATCTTAAATACAATACTCTTCCTATAGTTTCATATAAAAAATGCAAATAATTTGAATTATAAACAGACAAGAGGGTTGGATTCTTTGTATCAACCTTAACTACTTCTTCAACTCCAGAGTCCGTTTCACTTATAATAGTTAAATGATCATATATGTAGAGATTTGGCATTGATGAAGTTACAGACTCAATGATAGGTTTGGAGTATCCACCTCTCCAAAAGTTTATATATATATTATATGGGTCTTTATTGATAATATTTGTGGCGTTTGGCTTGTTTTGAACTAAAAATTTGTCAACTCCCAGATAAAACTCTATACTCATTTTACAATTGTAGCATACTGTGCTATAATATTTATACCTGCCCAAATGGGGGGTAAATTAACTTATTCGCTTGAAAGGGGAATAATATGGTAAAAACAGCACTGGATCTTTTTAATGATCCATTTTTTAACACCTTCTCAAATCTACAGAAGGTAACAACAACAACAAACTATCCACCTTATAACCAAATCAAACTAAATGATACAGAGTATATTCTTTCATTTGCTTTGGCTGGGTTCTCTAAGGATGATGTTTCAGTATCGCTAGACAATCGCAAACTTACAATCAAGGGCGAGAAGCAGGATGCTGAATTGCCAGAGGGCGCAGAGTATCTACACAAGGGAATTGCTGCTCGCAAGTTCACAGATATCTTCACCCTTCCTGAGTTTGTAGAAGTTGTTGGGGCTGAATTCAAGGACGGTATCCTAGATATCAGACTTGAAAAGCAGATCCCAGAAGACAAACTACCCAAGACTATAGAAATTCTATAGTATAATCTAATTGTCGGGGGAGACAGCGACAATAAATAACTGGTATGGTCCTGAGCATGACTGTAAAAAACTGCTCATTAAAACTATAGTATAATATATAGCATTCCGCTATGAGACTTTAAAAGGTTTTACAACGGATGCTCCTTCGAGTGGAGAGTTGGCAGGAGTCGAACCTTCGTGGCTAATAGACCTGAGCAGTCGTCTATAAACTGCTCAATTTGACTTTTTAAGTAAGTAGGAGTATACTTTATATATAACCATTTAGGAGGATAACATGATTCACGCACTATTTTTAATTCCCGCTTTTCTTGCGGGATGGGCAGTATGCTACATTCAAATGACATACGGAGTTGATCAGGGTGAGTAGAGAAGTTACTTGTCCAAAATGTAAGCGTGGTATAGAAGTTAGATGGGGAATATTTGCAATGGAAACCCTTAATCGTCATATTAAAAAGGAGCACTAATGCGTATATACACTATCGATGTTGATTCTAAGTATGAGATTGATGTTCCAGAAGATATTCAACTTAGAATTATTAGAGATTATCTAAAACAATCATATCACTGGGTAATTGGTATTGGATCTTTTCTCATTGGCCTTCTAATCGGTTTGTTGGCCAAATAATGTATAAAGGCGTTCTTATTTGGGATGTTAAACTACTTTCAACAGCAATGGGCATATCTGAAGAAGATACAATAAAGTATTTTACTGATGGAAGGCGCATATCATTCTTAATTGAACGCAGACTTTGCAATGAAGTTGCTTTTGGAACCCTGCCAGAATCTGAAGGCGCTCCATATGACTTTAAGGATCACAGCGGTAGGATATGGGAAGTTAGATCAGTTACTAAACAGGGAGTTTATTTTTGCCCCAGCAATATGAAAGGTAGCGGTAGAAGTTTTGATGAAAAAGGTTTCATTGATAAGTTGGATCTGGTTGATGGGTATTTCCTTGCTGATATTACAACATTTCCTGTTGTTGAGTATTGGACTGTAACATCTGACGATGTAAAAAATATGTATTTAAATGGAGAACTTAGCAAGACAAGCGATATCTCTAGAGACAAAGTAATTAGATTAACTAAGGGGCAGTAGACAATCAGATGAAGCCAATACTTGTTTACACTTTAGAAAGAACTGGAACCCATTTTGTATCACACTGCCTTAATCATATATTTAATGATGTAATAACTACACACAATAAAAGCAAGGACTCTACAATTGGAACAGATATAAACTATAAAGACTACAAGGTATTTGTAACTGCTAGGGATCCAAAAAAGACACTAACGTCTTCGTTGCTTTTTGGAATAAATGAGAATGAGTATGGACACGAAGAGGATCTAACTTTTGTTGCTAAACAACTAATTGATAGACAGATAGGTTACTTTAATGACATATTAGATAATGAAAATTTTTACATATTGTCATTTGAAGACTTTACAACAAAGACAAAAGATATTTTTATAAAACTTGCAATAGACAATAATTTATCAGAAATTCAAAAAACAAAAATAAAAAATAATAACTTTTTTGATAATCCTCTTTCTGAAATATTAAATAGTCTAACTACTGATAAAAGAAGATACCCAAGAGACAAATCAGATAAGGGTGTTGAAAATGTTCAAAAAATTTTAGAGTTGAAAGAAATAAAAGAATATCTTTCTATTTCAGAATCACTTTATAATAAGGTTATTGATAGATATAACAAACAATAGTTGACAATAGCCGCTAGCGACAGTATACTTACTGTATAAGGAGCAGTAGCCAAGTTGGTTAAGGCCCCGAACTCATAATTCGGTTATCGTAGGTTCAAGTCCTACCTGCTCTACTATCTGGTGTATAATAGTATAGACTAGGAAAGAGATTTTGTGAGCAATAAACTTTTTGTTTTTGATTTAGACGGTGTTTTGGTGGATAGTAAAGAAATACACCACCTATCTTTAAACCAAGCCTTAGAGCAGGTTGACCCTAAATATACTATCAATGAGGATGATCAAAAGAATACCTTTGAGGGATTAACAACAAATCAGAAATTAAAAATACTTACAGATACACGTGGATTACCAGAGCACTATTACGATCAAATTTGGAAGTCTAAGCAAGAAAAGTCTATATCTTTTTTTGAGATGCTAAAAAAAGATGAAGAACTTATTCAGATATTTACTACAATCAAAAATAATAACATAAAGTTGGCAGTGGCAAGTAATAGTATTAATAAAACCCTTAAGGCCTGTCTAACATCTCTTGGAGTTATTGATATAATTGACTTCTATATAAGCAATGAGGATGTAGTCAATCCAAAGCCGAGCCCAGATATGTATAATGTGTGCATAGATAAACTTGAAGCAAGCAAGCATTCAACAACAATATTTGAAGATAGTTACACTGGAAGAACGGCAGCAATACTTTCTGGTGCACGTCTAGTAACAATAAAAAATAGATCAGACCTAACCTTAACAAAAATACAAAATGAATTATCTGGTTTAAAACAAAAGCCAAATGTGTTGATTCCAATGGCAGGCGAAGGATCTAGATTTAGATCGGTTGGTTATCATATGCCCAAACCATTAATAAATGTAAACGATAAAAGTATGATTGAATTAGTCATAGATAATATAGGTATAGATGCTCACTATATCTTTGTTGCAAGAAAAGAAGACGAAGATAAGCATAATATATCTGGTCATCTGTCTCTAATGTGCAAAGACTTCACCTTAATATTACAAGACGGCAGATTAGATGGTGCTGCAAAATCTGCACTTTTAGCAAAAGATTATATAGATAATGATTCACCACTTATTATTGCAAACTCTGATCAGTATGTTGTATGGAATAGTAAGAGGACAATAAAAGAATTTATAAGAAGTGGTATTGATGGGGGAATCCTAACATTTTCTGCTACTGACAGCAAGTGGTCGTTTGTAAAACAAAATAAGTTTGGATTTGTTGGGGCTGTTGCTGAAAAAAATGCTATTAGTGATGAGGCTACGTGTGGCATATATTATTGGAAAACTGGAGCAGACTTTATTAAATATACAAATCAAATGATTTCATCTGGAAATAAAACAAATAATGAATTTTATATATGTCCAGTCTACAATGAGGCAATTAAAGATGAAAAGATTATTAAATCTGAAAAGATTTATGAGATGTGGGGACTTGGAACTCCAGAGGACCTTGCAATATTTTTGGAGAAGCACAATTGATATTAATAGCGCATAGAGGAAATATCTCTGGTCCAAACCCAGAAACAGAAAACACGGTAGATCAACTAACAAGTGCTATCAACCTAGGGTTTAATGTTGAAGTAGATATTTGGGCAATAGATGGCAAACTATACCTTGGACACGATGAACCTAAACATTTACTTTCACCAGAAGACTTTTATAGGATATCTAGTCACTCCTGGTTTCATTGTAAAAATCTAGAAGCCTTAAACCATTTCATCAAATATTTTCCAACATACAATTACTTTTGGCATCAATTAGATGATTTTACATTAACAAGTAATAACAAGGTATGGACATATCCAGGAATGGAAGTTGGACCCAACTCAATTATAGTTGATCTAGAAACAACTGATACAAGAAACTACAATAATATTTATGGAATTTGTAGTGATAAGGTATTGCTACTTAAGACTTCTTAGGGTGCTTTGGTTCATATGGTGCAATCTTAGACTTAACACGACCATCTTTATATAGTCTTACAATCCATCCATCTTTTATCTGAATTGGATTAAACGCTGTTGCTTTTTTCTTTGGCATTCTTACCCCTTAAATAAACTAGTAATTCTTGTATCTTTTGAATAATCTTTTGCATCTTCTTTTATTGCACTAAACAATGATTCATTTTTTTCTACTGGAACGCAGTTAGGGACTGGGCTACCATCTTCTCCTGGCTTCATCCCACGCTGGACATACCCATCCCAGCACGGATCAGCCTTCCCAATTGATGAGTCATACATGGCCATAGCAACCTCTGAATCGGCGTTTGGAGAGCATACAGGGCAGTCTGGGCAGTCTACATTAAGTTCTTTGCAGGTCTCACATTCGCAGCCTTGGTATGTGCTTGTTGGCATTATTGGATTTTCAGACATTTTATAATTATATCACAGTTTGACATACAAGACTTCCTGGGTGTATACTTAGCGTATACCTCTGTAGTTCAGTGGACAGAACGTTGGACTTCTAAGCCAAGCGTCGCAGGTTCAATTCCTGCCAGGGGTGCTAGAAAGACTCTAAGGGGGATTATGGACACTTCTGCAGTATATTGGTGTATAGATACTGACCTACCCACTTTAGGACCGTCTAAGCCCATCCTGCCACTTTTTAATAGTGTTGTTAGCGAAAGAAATAAGAATACTGATCCTGGATCTTCATATTATAAATGTAAGTCTGCACAAGAAATGTTTAATAATACTTTTATACTTCCATCTACAGAAAATCTTCACATATTGTTTAGTGGTGGTAAATTATTGAATACTAGAGATGCTAAAAAATTTAGACCAAGAATGCCAGTATTTGAAGATGGTCCTGCAGTAGACTACGACTCTAGATGGCTATTCTTTTCTGAGGATGACATTAATATTCAGTTAACCCCACCATACTTTCATAAGACAAAGGCATCAGAATATGCCACAGTCCTGAGTGGTGAATTCAATATTAGTAAATGGTTTAGGCCCATTGTTCCAACATTTTCGTTATGGGATTCTTCAAGAGAATTGGTGATATCTAAGGATGATCCTTTAGCCTATGTTAATTTTATTACTGACAAAAAGGTTATATTAAAACAATTCAAAGAAACGGAACAAATTAAAAAAATTATGCATGAATGTGTGATGATGAAAGATAAATTCCCAAACTTGCCTTTGGCTGAAAACTATAATAGATTTATTTTAAATAAAAAGCACAAAGCCCTAATAGAAGAAATTAAAAATAATTTAGTTTGATATAACTATGTTAGACAATACAAACTCTGGAACATGGCCAGTAAACAATACTAAAAGAATTGACTGAAATTCGTTAGGTCCTGAAGGAGATATAAACACTTTCTCTCCTGCTTTAATTAAGGCAGCACGTCCTGATTTAGCAGACAGGATCTCTTCAGCGTTGGTGACATCATTTGTTATTTTTATTTTAGCACTAGACTCATTAACAAAATATATAAAAAGATGCTGATCTTCTTTTGGTAATTGTTCTTCTAGTGATAAGTCAACTCCATTTAATCCAAAGATATGTAGTTGCGCTTCTGATTCAAGTATCTCCCCCAACTTTATCATCTTCTCATAACAAAAGTTAGAAAGTATTCTTTTGGATTCGTCTGAAAGTGGGCTCACTGTCTTTTTATCTACAATTGCTTTATGGGTAAGTCTAAAAATTCCTGATTTAAAATTACTATTATCTATAACCCATGGAAAAAGTGAGTTAGAGTCTTCATAAAAAACCTTTTGTAGTTTTTTAATGTCATCTTCATTTAAAAAATTGTCGTTATATAGCATAATTAATTATAGGGGCACCATATTTCAGATGCCCCTACCAACTACTTTGCAGCCTTCTTAGGGGCAGCCTTCTTAGCAGGTGACTTCTTTACTACCTTAGCAGTCTTTACTGCTCTATCCACTTCTTCTACTGATGGCATCTTGCCAAATGCAGTATCTGAAGGGTTTGCTGCTCTCAATACGACGGGGACAAGTGCTCCAAGTAGTGAGTATGCTAGTGTCTGCGGATCTGTTACTCCAGAGGCATACATTGCTGTTGCTGCTCCAAGAACTGATCTTCCGTATGACGCTAGTGCTGCTTTGATTTGCTTATTCATATTTATTCCTCCTAGGATATGATTCTTACTAGTATATCATAGCCAAGCCATAAACCAATAATTCCTGCGACTCCCGCAAAAACTGGTGGTGCTGGCACTGGCAATTTGAATGCAGCAAATATAATGCCACATCCAAAACCTGTTATAACTGATAATATAATTTCTTTCACTTGTATTCCTTTTCTGCTAACTCTTTATAATGATTTAAACATACATCTCTTATTTGTGTCTCTGTTGAATATAATTTTTCTGCTTCAAGTTCACATCCTAATACATGACAAGAATAAAATGCATCAAAGGCAAGATCATTATATGACTTAAAGGTTATCATGTATCTAGTTTACCATAATCCTCAATAGCCCTAGAGTAATCATCTGGTATAAGTTTTTCAAGATCCTTATAGGCCTCTGATATTTTTTTCATATGATCTGTTAATGGGGTCCATATAGCATCTCCATATTTATCAAAGTAGGCTATCTCTGATCCAACCTTCTGAGTAAAATCATATATTCCGCTTTGAACTGTGTAGATATAGTCAAATGCCCAATCCCTAGACTGATTTAAAAACTTTACAAATCCATCTGTATTTTCAATCTGATCTTTATCATAATTCATACTAATTTTATTTAAAAGCAATTCATTATCAGCATCAGCCTGAGCAAGTTTTACCAACAACTCCTTTTGATTAATTCTCATTTTTACATTATCAACAATAATTAAAAAGAAAAAAGACATAAACAATATAAAAAAAATAAAATCAAACATCTTTTCCTCCTTCTCTAACTAGCATTACTATTGCCCCATTGTCTTCAAGAGCCTTTTTTACCCTAATCATGTATTCAACTGCTTGAATTTTGTCATCATGTGATAGAACTACAAAGTCTTTTTCAGAAGCACGAACAGTTATAAAGTGATCATTGTCTACAATAGTCAACTTAAAGTTTTTAGGAGCACGGATTGAGTGAAATGCCATACGCATTTGTTCTGTATACATCAATCTTCTCTTCTCCAATGTAGGTATGATTTAATATAGACAGCGCCATACGCTACTGCTGCAAAGATAAAACCATATTGGTCTGTCACTAAGGCATAGGCTATCCATAAACACTCATTGAATAATAGAACAAACCACCCCCAAAGAGTTTTTCTTCCAACAAAATATATACCAGATACGCCAATACAAGCAAGGACCCAGTGTGCATAGTCAGCAATCCATTGAATCATAAATTAATCTCCTAGCGTAAGGGTTTGCCAAGTTTCAGCCCAGGCTGCCTTGGATCTGTGACGAGAAAACTCTCTAGATATAGAGCCATTTTCTAGATAAACTCCTCCCCAAACTCCCCATTCTTTTTGTGAAACACCAACAGCAAAGCAGTGTTTCCTTACAGGGCATTCAGAGCATAGCCTATCTATTGCAGGACGAAGTGTCTCATCATCTTCATATTTTTCAAAAAATAAATTTGTGTCGTAATCTAAACAGACAGCATCATCTTTCCAATCATGCCTTTTCATTTACATCACATACTTATTTGGAATCTCCCACCCCATGCGTGAAGGATCAAAAACCTTTTTTAGGTGCCACTTACCGTTAACATAAACACCACTTGCTGATGTTCTACCCTTTTCAGAGCGCTGTAATTCAATAACTGACCATCCATCCCACGATAGGATTGGTGACTTAGAGACAATTGTCTCCATTTGTTCTAACGACTTTACTAGCATTTTTCTCCCTAGTATCTAAATAATCCAACATCAATATTTTTGAGTTGGGCAGTAGCAGCAAGTTTGGAGACTGGCTCTTTTGGGTTTGAAAGAAAAGCAAAGTAATTAACATCCTTTATGTTTTCTTCAACCCAACTTGGTGCAACCTTGTATAACTTTATTTTCTTACCACGAGCCTTCATTCCACGCTCAGATAGGTTAGTAAATTCTGATGCCATAGCGTTTATATTTCCTGGTCCTGCAGAATAAACATAAAAGTATGGATCATCATCTTTAATTGTAGACATCGCTACACCCATTGCTCTTAAAAAGACCTGATAGTCAGCAAAAGCCTGTGTGCCTTGAATTACAACAATCACTATTCTGTATCCTTTCTTAGTTCATCCATTATAAAAAGCATCTTATCTAATTCTACCTTATCCATACCCATTGTGTCAACTATTGTTGCTTGATCCTTATCTATAAAAAATCCATTCATTGGTGCCATATAAAATGCGTTATCTTTAATCCAATAAGCGATATCATTTACAATTAAAACCTTTACATTTATTTTATTTTCATGGTTCTTTGATTGTCGCTTAATTATTTTAGGCTCTTGGTATGATTCAATAAGTGGAAGGATTGGTCTAACGATTTCGTGTATATGACTTTGTCTATAAATTATCCCAGTATTTTTCTTAATAGTATTAGTTCTCATTACAAACTTTGTTGCAGCAAAAAATACTATAAGTGTAGTCATTGCTCCAACAAAATAAGACATTAATCCTCCAGCAAAACTCTGATAATTTCTTTAAGGGTATACTGATGTCCCTTTTCTAGTTTAGAAACTGCTTCTGGATCAAAAGCCTTTTTTGTAACTCTTACTATTGGATTTATATTTGTTATATCCATATCAAGAAATCCATACTCCCATAAAGCCATAGTCTCTGAAGAAAAATACTTAGAGAATTCATTATGAAGTTTTGGGTTTATATGCTGAAGTTTATTTGTAAAATTGTATAATGGCTCTCCAGTATCAAGGTCAATTCCTGCTACTTCAAGCGCTCCCTGTAATATAAGATCTTCAATGATCTTTGACTCTTCATCCATTACCTTAGTCTCCAAGTCATTGTTTCTGGTCCACGCTTAATTAACCTAAACATATGATGCTCAAATTGATCCCGTAAATCATCGTAAAGAGATGGGCTAACATTTTTAAGTTTGTCGGTTATCTTATAAGTAAGAAGGCCGTCATTATCAATCCCTGCAACCTCTATAGCACCCTGATTAAGTAGATGCTCAACTAGTGCTTGATTTTTTATATCCATTTTATCCTTCTATAAAAGTAATTAGTTCTTCTCTTGTTTTTGCACCATTAGTTCTTCCAACTTCCTTATTATCTTCAATCAATATAAAGGTTGGAATAGATCTAACTCCAAAATCTTCAACCATTTCAGTCTCAGAATCAGCGTCAATCATAAAGAATCTAGCAGTTATTTGATCACGGTTTAATTGCTCTACTACTGGCCTTACTTTTTCGCATGGCTTGCACCATTCTGCAGTAAAGTATAGGACATGCTTCACTTGCCAGACTTCTTTCTGGCCTTTGCAAGTGCCTCAAAATCCTTAACCTTAGTGTCACCCATATAGCCCCAGGCATATCCATCATTGATCATCTTATCATTAAGAGATTCTGTATTACCATCTACATATACCCAGCCTAAAATGCGACCATACTTTTCAGATGAGTCCATCTTCTCAGTTTTGATTACAACAGACTTTGCATCCTTTAGGTGCTTCTTTAGATACTCTTTAGATTCAAGGCCAAGGGCCTTCTCTTTAAGATCCTTTGTGCGAGACTCTGGGGTATCAATACCCGCCAATCTTACACGGGATTGAAACAAAATATCAAACCCTAAATCAATTAGAACATCAATGGTATCCCCATCTACTACGTTCTCTACTTTTCTTACATAATATTCATACATTATTTTCTCCCCCATTTAACTTTATTCCAACCACGCTCATGGAAGTAATAAAGGATTGTTTTTGTAACTACCTCGAAACTTGCGATTGCACCTGCCGTAACTGGCTCTTTGGTTATAAACCAAGCAATAGCAAATGTATCTGCTGTTCCAATTATACGCCAAGTAATTGCTTTTAGTGCTGATCTTTGTTTGGTTACATTCATATACCCATCTCCTTGCGCTTTTGTGTAGCAGAGATAGCATGGATATCTGATCCTAAATCAACCTGTTCAATATTGTATCCAACATCTCTGCCGTATACAATGTTAGTAATGTTAGGTAGTCTTAGGACTAATGCACCATCCATAAATTCATCCTTGGCAATATATTCTTTTACCTGATCAAACTTAAGGGGATCCTTTTCGCTTGTATTGTATGTATTACGGACTCCAAGAAGGACTTGCCCTGTTCTCTTCCCTGCCTCTTTGTAAAGAGCGTGGTGGCCTTCATGCCAGGGCTGATACCTTCCCAGCATAAGTGTTGTAGGAGCAGACCAGTCGTGTAGCCTAAACTTTTCAATAATACGAGATGCCTTTTCTTCAGCGTTTTGTTCATGATTAGTAAAATAGAAATTGGCTTCTTCTGGTCGCTCAAACATTTTATTTGTATCGTCAAATCTACCCTCAGCAATTGTATCCATAAAAATAAGAATATCTGGCTTACCAAATGCTGCACGAGTTAAATCTGTTGGACAAACAAAATCAACGATTACTGGCGCAACACCCTGTTTAGAGATAAGTCTTGCTATCTCTCCCATGCGTCGTGCTTGTTCAATTCTATCTTCAGGGCTAAACCCTAAATCTGAATTTACAGTTGCACGGACTTCATCTGCATTAAGGTGGATAGCATTAATACGCTCTTTTAGGGCTTTTGCTAATTCTGTTTTACCAGAACCAGGTAGGCCAATAATCTGAATAATCATTTTTATTCCTTAACTAGTTTTTCTCGCTCATCGATGATGCTAATCATAAACGACATCATGCTGTTATATCCATCTGGGATTGCCATAATTTTATTATAGTGATGCCCACAGAATAAAAGGTCTCCGCTAATACCAGTTACCTTAACTAAGGCTTCCGCACTACATCTATCACAACGGTCATGTGGAGATAGTTGCCATTCTTGCTTAACCTCATCTTTAATCATTGTAAACATTATACTACTTCTTTCTGTTGTCAGTGGAATAATATCCAGAGCCGTTAAAAACAACTCCTACATTAGAGTATACACGAACTAGAGTCAGATTGCAAGTCTCACATTTATACCCTGGATCTTCTTCCGAAATAGATCTAATTTTTGTATATCTTGTTCCACAAGGCATACAGTCATATTCGTATGATGGCATTACCTATCCTTTATCTCTGGATGATCCATAGTGGTATCTTTTAGTTTGTTTGATCCGTGAAGATTGCCAATCGGTATAAAAAATTCTTTGTTTATCCTTTTAAATTCTTTTTTATTTTCTGGCAAATCATCTGCCCAATAAATTGCATCTGTCGGACAAGCAGGTTCGCATGCCCCGCAGTCAATACACTCTTCTGGATTAATGTATAACATTCTTCCACCTTCGTATATACAGTCAACTGGGCATTCTGCAATGCATGATCTATCTTTGACGTCAATACATGCGTCAGTTACAACATATGGCACTACTTCTTCTTTGCTTTAACTGTCCAGACTGGAGCCTTAAGTTGATCCCCGCCCCATTCGTATCCAAGTGCCTTTACAACAAACTTAATAATTTTAATTCTCATTATTTTACCTTATGTCCGAACTTAGCCCAGACCCTCTCATGTAGAAAATATCCAAGGGCTTCCCACCCAATATAAATAAGAGCACCTAAACTAGCATACTCCCATTCACCAGTAAATAAATAAATAACTCCAGCAACACCAACAAGGTGAAAGGTTTCCCAACTTGCTGTTTTTAGCAGTGTTCTTTTAGTTGATTCCATAATACAATTATACCAGCCTTACTTGTCTTTGTCAAGATCAGATAGTGGGCTTACGCCCTTTCTTTGGTGAATGTCTGCATCCTCTGCAGTAGGAATTTCAGACCAAGGTATTGGAGGTAAACCAATTTTTGTATTCTCATCTAAATAAAGTTTGTCAAACATGTATCTTCTTTGCATGGCAAAGTTGTTAAACGCTTCACTTTCTCTAAAAAGTTTACCAAACTGAAACATATCATTAATTTCTTTTGGCCTTGATTGAGTTGGGCTTTCATTTGGAACGCACCAGTGATTTTTGTTAATCAAGTGAAAAAATAATGCCTGGTAATATTCGGCTGGATCGTCATTATTCCAAGATGGTCTATAATGATAATCAAACTGTGGCTGGCAGATAATAGCCTGATTTGGCTTGGTAATAAAGTTTGTATTACCAGCAACAAATCCCCAGTCACGGTTTCCGCCAATATGTAAGTCAACCATGTATGGTCCTGGAGCGTGATCAATGTGCAAAGGCAGTCTTGGAACTCTACCTTCAGAGGTTATCTGATGGTGAGCATACATATGATATCCAAACTCAACGTCTTCAACACCAACTAAAATCTTAACCTTTTCTACAGCATAATCAATAAACTTTTGAGGTATATTAACTCCCTCTTCCCACTTATTCATCTGATGAGAAAAATCTACGTTGTCAAGTTTATATGAGGTTAATATCTCTACTAATTCATCAAACATCTCTTTAGGAAAGAAATCCTCTACCAAGAATGGCTCAAAAAATACTACATCATCTGTTAGTGTTTTTTCAACAGCAATATACTCTTCCTTAGAAGAATACTTCCAGTCAATGTTATCAGGATTTGGATGATTTGCATACAGAGGTGTTATCATTACTTTGCCTTCTTTTGAGCAACCTTTTTAACTGGCGCTGCCTTTTTAGCAGGGGTAGTTGATGCTCCTGGGCAGTTTCCTGGGAATCCACTTGTAGGAACATTTCTTCCAAGTGATGGACAGTATGTTAGTGGAACAACCTCTCCAGTATTAATTTTATCAGAGGCCAACTTGTTTAGTAGTGGAGCATTTTCTTCACCAGTATAAACTGGGCGACCCCAGCCAACAATGCCATTAATTAACTTCTTCTTGTTGTTCTTGACATATGCACGAGTTTTTTCTACGCACATTCCGCCGTTGCGTTGATCTCCCTTTGCAGTTCCTGAAGTATTTCCTTCAATAACTTGAATGGTTCCATCTCCGTTATTCTTAATGCAAATACCAACGTGTGAAATGCGATTTACACCATCTTCTGGGAAATCAAAATAAATCCAGTCTCCTGGTGTTGGATCATCATTACGAGCATCTGCCCAACGATTATTCTTCTTAAACCAATCTGATGCTGCTACTGTTGATGCAGACTTTGGATACTTCTTTGCATCTAATCCAGATGTAAATGCACACCAAGAAACAAATGACTGGCACCATGGCTGAAAATTCATTCCAGTCCATTTTCCATACTTTGTTTCATTATCTTTTGGACCTTCGATGGTCCCAACTTCTTTCTTTGCAACCTCTATGATTGCTTCTAGACTACCTTTTGTTGCCATCTTTAGTCCTCCTTAGACCTTTTTATTATTATACCATATTTAGTAAATATAATTTGTCGACTTTTTGATTCTTTTATATTTTTTGGGGTGTCTGACAACAAACCATAAAAACTTAATCTTTTTTATCATAGCCCATCCTATTAAACTCATTAATGAAATTTTCTGCGACCCTTTTATTCCAGCCAGATCCTGGATGAATCCCATCTTGTGCAACTGACCAATAAGGAACATCCTCATCTATTTTATTTGAATCATACGCCTTATCTTTATCATTAAACGAAAAAGAACCATCGATCTTAAAGTAATTCCTAAATTTTATATTTTCAAGAACATCGTTTGCTGGCTTACTCCAATTAGACCAAATTAGTTTTATGCCTAAATAATCACAGACATCCTCTAATATCCTTATATGCTCAATGGCATTAAATGCACCATACTCTTCACGATAGTTTAATGTATAAACTTTGTGAGTTATAAACTTTTTGGGAGCGCTTATCCATTGTGGATGAACTAAACAACTGACTATCTTTTTGGATGTTGGGTCATATTGTAAATCTCTTGCAAAATCTGGGAATAATACAAATATAAATTTAGGAGAGCCATACTTCCTAATAAAAGTAAGTATATTTTTTACTATAAGTCTTGTAGATGCCCCAGTTGAAGATACATTATAAAAACTATCTATAGATAGTTCTTTAGAAATTTGCTTATACCACGTCAGATCTTCTGGTAGACCCTCCCCCATAGTAATAGAGCATCCAGCAAAGAGAATGCTATCCTTATCTTTGTTGAATTCACTGAAATGATTAGATCTAAAACCATCTTTATTTATTTTATATACAACCTGTGGACCTTCTATAACTCCAAAGCATCCTATATTATCTGTATATAAATAATCATTTTCTGTTCTGTGTAATTTTGCATATTCACTTTGTTCTCTTGTTAGTTCTGTCCCAACTAAAAAGTCATCATCAAACTCTTTTAAAAAATTCATGTAACTATCCTACTTCCATAATGCACTTCCCATTCAGCAAGATCATTTCCATCATTTAGCAGTGGCTGGCCCTTAATATTTAAACTTGTATTAAGTAATACTGGAACACCAGTCTGCAAAAAAAATTTATTAAGAACTCTCCATAGGCCGTAGTGTTGTTCTTTTGTAACTGTTTGAACTCTGGAAGTTCCATCGACATGGACAACTGAAGGTATCTTGTCTGGCTTTAAGCATTTAACCGTATACTGCATATAAGGGCTTTCAAAGTCCATATCAAACCATTTATACGCATACTCAGCCATAACTACAGGGGCAAATGGTCTAAATAATTCTCTCTGCTTAATAAGATTAACCTTGTCCTTAATGTCTGGATCTCTTGGATCTGCAAGTATGCTTCTGTTTCCCAATGCTCTTGGACCATATTCTGCTCGGCCTGATGCTACTGCTACAATTCCGTCTTTTAATATACCGTCAACTATTTCCTGAATTGGATATTTTCCTCCAAGATCATAACCAAGATATGGATTCTTCCATTCAAGATGCTTACCATATAATGCTGCTGCTGCTCCTAAAGAACTTCCAGCGTCTCCAGGGTTTGGCATAATCCAAATCATATCAAATATTTTCCACAGCAAAGTATTGGCTGAAGAGTTAAGGGCACATCCACCCATAAAAACTAAATTCTTTTTGCCCGTAATTGACTTTGCCATACGCATAAAATCGTTAAGTCTTTGTTCGTAAACCATTTGGACTGCTGCTGCTATATCAAATTTATCTTCTTCTGATATCCAGCCCCAATCTGTAATGCCCTTATGAAAGTTATACTTTTGTTGATCGTAAGAAGGAAAATACTCATTAACTTTTTTATAATGCTTTGTCCAGTCTCCATATGCAGCCATACCCATCATGATGTATTCTTCTTGGTTTGGCATTAGCCCTATAAGTTGAGTAAATGCAGAGTAGAACAATCCAAAACTCACTGGATAGTTCTGCTTATATTTTAGTTTAATGTTGTTTCCTTCTCCAACCCAAACTGTAGAAGTATTGTATTCCCCCATTGCATCCAAAACAACAATTACTGCATTGTTAAAATCACTTGTAAAGTATCCTGCTGCTGCGTGTGAATAATGATGGCTAAATGATTTTCTAGGAATTCCTGGTATATTAAATCTAGGTTTCCATTCTCCTACACCACCCTTTAGAGCCAGCCTAGAGGCCTTTAGAAGGGGTTTTTCATAGTAAGCAATATGATCTGGTCTACCATACTGCAAAGCATCTTTTATTAAACTATCATTGACATACCAGTCATTTTTTTGTTTGCTATATCTTTCTGCATGCCCTGCAAAAAGTATCTCGCCATCCTTAATTAAAGAAACAGATGCGTCATGAGATGTCTCATTTATGCCAAGTATAATCACTAGTAAATATACCTTTTATTTTTCATCTTCTTTTTATATTTTCTTTGCCAGATATACCATTTAATTTTTTTAATTATGCTCATTTAACAAGTATACCATTTGCTGGGGTGGCAGGCATCGATCCTGCGACATCCGAATTAACAGTTCGGCACTCTACCATCTGAGTTACACCCCACCACCCTCTTAGTTAGAGAGGATTGTCGCCACCTTTAAAGATGGACTGACTGAGTTAGCAGCAACAGCAGCAGTTGCTACTGAAGTTGAAAACTGAATAGAAGAACCCTGAATAAGGTTTTTAATTGTTGAAGTTTTATCTGGTGTTACAAGAGATGCAAGCATATCTACTTCACCAGTCTTATATGTTTTTCCATAAATGTATGAGCCAACAGATACTACCTCTGAAACGCATGCTGGAAAATCAATAGGCTTTGATGCAGTATTTCCTGCTGCTGCATATACCTGAATACCCTTTGAGTTTAGTGAAACAACAGAAGACTTAACTCGATCAAATCCTGTCTGCGGTGTATATGGTGCTGTGGCTGGTGGGAAACACTGACCTACCAACTTCGCAGTAGTGTTGTTAACAAACCTTGAAAAAGAAACAGAAGAAACATTAGATGGATTGCTGTTTACAAAATCAAGTGCGGAGATTAGACCAATTAAATTAACCTCTGAAGAGGTTCCCTTCTTGCTTACTGGAGCACCTTGAACTAAAACCAAAGTTGCTGTTGGATTTTGTTGACGAGCAACAAGTGCCATTTGAGTTCCATGATCCATAGTAGAATTTGTTTTATTGACACATCGATCTGATGCCACGCAAACAAACTCAACACTACCGCTGATCTGAGATAAATTAAATGCATTATCAATGATTACAACTCTTTCACCAACTGCTGCTTGTGATTGAACTGGGATTACTACTGAAAATAATACTGCTACTAGTGCTACGATCTTCTTCATTTTATTCCTTTTCTATTTACGATATCATCAATCTGATGACATGACAACATGGGTCGCCACCTGCGTCCCACTCTTCTAACTCTTCTTCACCCATATATTCGTATCCACCATCATGGGTATTGCAATAAGGAGGGGTTACCCAACCTCTATCAATGCCACTTGACAGCCAGATACCAAATTCTTGCTCTTCTGGAGATAAATCTTCGTGAATGTGATCCATATATAAAGTATACCCTTAAAGACTGACAACGTCAACTGGACCCATACAGGATGGGTTAAATTTAATTGCTGCAGTCACCGCTGAAACAACACGGTTTCTAGCATTTTTTTGTTTATCTGTTGCATACAGAACTCCAAAAGCATATTCTGCACCTGATCCCATAGCCAAATATGGAAGTGAGTATTTAGACAAAGACATATCTGCAGAACTGTGTTCGTAGATTTCTCCACGGACTGCGATAATCAAACCAAGATCTCCATCTTTGGATGTGTCAACCCAGAACTCATTATAAAATTCTTTAAGTTCTTTAATAAATTTTGTTTGCATAAACTTATCTGTATCTTTAATGTTGGGAGGGGTTGGCTTAAAGTTATAACGGATTCTTTCTCCGTCCATTGATCCTGCATACCCAATCAGATATGGACCAATCTTCCAAACTTTTGGAGCAGAAAGTGATAGAATCGTTCCATCATCTGATGCTCCACGATCTCCAGCCATGTAGATCTTATCTTCATGTTTTACTACAGCAATACAAGTCATGGCATAAAGCCCTCTCCAGATAGGTGATACTCAAGTATACCATTACCTAGAGAGGGCTGTCAACTACCGTCAATAATGACTAATTAGCCTTTTTGTCTACCGTCTTAAACGCATCATTGATCTCTGCCAATGTGAGTTTTCCATCGTCCAAAAAAGCCCTAGCCAGCCTTTCAACGACTGTTGCTACGCCTAATAGTCCTGCTAAGAATACTGCCTGCATAGTATCAATTCCTACTACTGCTCCTGCTCCTAGGACTGATAGTCCTGATGCTGCGAATACCGCAAGAATTCTCATCAAGATATTTGTTACTGCTTTTTGTGGGTGTTCTTTCTTTGGGGGTTCTACTATTTTTTTAGTTGCCATTTTATTTCTCCTTCCTTAGCGGGATTGTAATTAGCCAAATAATTGTTGTTGCCATTACAGCAATTCCAACAATATCTCTTGCTGATCCCGTCAAAGTTAACCATGCGATAAAGAATCCAAGGAGGGTAAATGCTTGTGCAATTACTTCCATGCCTGCGTCCTTAAGCCATGTGAAGAATCCCTTCACAACCTTTGTTATTATTTTCATTCTTACCTCCTCATCCCAATCATTACATTTGCAATCTGTGAAACAATGATTACTGGGATAATGACTTCTTGGGCCTTTTCTCTCTGATCATCTGTCATGTCCATACCTAATTCAGAGAAATTAGATAGGAGTTCTGTAACATCCACTTCAAATACTGCTCCAAATGGGTCTGCTAAGAATTCTTCTGTTTGCACTTCTGTTACTGCATCTGCTAATGTAAATGGCATTGGGGTTTCTCCTGCATCCCCTGCTCTATCTGAGAACTCAACAAATGCTTCTGCAAGTGCTGGGTTAGACTTCATCTGCTCAGCAATCTGTGCAACTTCTGACGGCTTAATACCAAGGTCTTCTGCAACTTCTACTTTTGCTTCTTGCGTCAATGCTTTGAGTGTTTGACTTACTGCCGTAATTTGTTCAGGGGAAAGAGTAACTAACTTATTATCCTTGCTTGTAAGGTTGGCAATAACTCCAGATAAATCTTCTGAAGTTCCAGTTCCCTTTTCAGGAATTAGGGCTGCTAATACTTCATCTTTGATTTCTACATCTGGTTCAGTCCAAGGATTATCTTCTGGCTCTGGATCTGGTCCAGGTTCTGGGGAAGGCTCTGGAGTAGGCTCTTCAGTTGGGTCTACAACTGGCTCTTCAGTTGGTTCTGGATCTGGGGTAACTTCTGGGGTAGGTTCAGGTGTAGGCTCATCTGTAGGGTCTACTGTAGGCTCTGGAGAAGGCTCTGGTGTAGGTTCTTCAGTTGGGTCTGGGGATGGCTCTGGTGTAGGTTCTTCAGTTGGCTCTTCAGTCGGTTCTGGAGAAGGTTCTGGGGTGGGTTCTGGGGTAGGCTGATTGGCTGCAGCATTGGCTGCTGCTTGAGCAATAGCAGCATTAAGTTCTCTTTCTGATTGCTTATAATAATATTCCCATGCATCACTAATAGCATTATTTAAATCAATTATTGACTGATTGTATATTTCTATTCTGCTATTCTTCAAGTCTAAGGCATCTTCTGTATCTGCAATGGCATCAAGATGTTCCTGTGTCTTGGTTTGCAAAACCTGATTCATTGATGACAGTGTTGTATTCTCAGAGTTGTATACGCTTAGTTTGTCATTGTATACTGCCAATTTATTGTTATAGTTTGTTTGTGCTATAGCCTGTGCTGCAACAGCATCATTGTAAGCATTTATTTGTGATTGAGTTGGTCCTGATCCAGAAGAAAATGTATTAAGATTACAACTAAAATTTTGTCCCCAGACTCTTGGATTTCCAGCATAATCACATCCTGCTCCAGTCCATCCACCAGGTATAGCCCAGCCAAGATGATAGGAACCTGGTCCTCCACCGTTATACCACCATATTTCTACATCTAAAGTTTTGTCTTCACTAACATCATATACGGGAGAGTAATCGCTCCAAGTTGTCCCTTGCTCTACCCAGTTATCAACAGCAAGTTGCCCGTCAACATACATTCTAAAACCATCATCCGTATATCCTGCAAAGTAGGTTTGTGTAAACCATGAAGGGGCTGTTATCTGTCCAGTAAATTTAACTATAAGGTTTTCATATCTATTTCCGCACACTGGAAGACTCATATGGCCTGAGTTCCAGGTGCCAGAACAAAGAACAGATCCTGGGGTAGCAACATTACCCTGCCTAACAAGAGTATAAACAGTGTATGCCAAACCTGTTCCTCCAGCACTCTGCATACTTGATTGAGTAGTTTGAACATTAATATTGGCTATGCTGAGTGCATCTTGAGCATCATTCTTTTCTTCAAGGGCGTTGTCTTTATGTTCAAGGGCCAAGGCTACTGTGGCTGTCTGACCATCCACATTTGACTGGGCAAGGTTCTTTGCTTCTAAGGCTGTGGCTTCTGCCTCTACTGCATCTTCGTGGGCATCATAGGCATCATCTTTAAGTTCCTTCGCATTTGTGGCTAAGGCAAACTTATTTTCTGCTATGTCTATAAGATCTATAAGGTCATCTTGGTAGCCAAGATCATATACACTATCGTTAAGTTCTTGTATTTCTTGTGCTGCCACTGTTAGTGGATCATCAGAGTGGGCTTCTTGGGGGGCTATAAGTAGCCAGCCAAAGGCTAAAACTGTGGCTGTTACTATTCTTAGTAGTCGTTTAATTACCTTTCCCCCTTGCAGACATGATGTCTGATAGGATGATTATACCATTTTATTGCACAAAAAAGGGGACTAGCACTTAGCCAATCCCCTTAGTTGTTGGATTAATTACTTAAGTAAAGTAACCTTAGCCTTTGGATTCTTTGCATTCCACTTCTTAGCAAGTGCATTGAATGATGTCTTAATTGCCTTAAGTGCAGCAGCATTATCTGCAGTCAACTTAGCAATTGTTGCATCCTTATCAAGGATAACCTTGTCAGAAGCAGCCTTTGCATCTGCAAGTGCCTTGTCTGAAGCAATCTTTGCATCGGCAAGTGCCTTAGCAGAAGCAGCCTTCTCAGCAGCAATTAGAGCAGTATGCTCTGCTGTTGCCTTAACAAGTGCAGCATCTGCAGCAGCCTTTGCAGCAAGCGCTGCATCCTTTGCTGCAACCTGTGCAGAAAGTTCTGATGCTAGATCACGAACTGTAATCTCTGCAAACGGTGCGAGTGTTGGAGCGGTCAAACCTGTTACAGCAGCAGCCACAGCATCTGAAGATGTTGTTGGAGCAAATGTAATAAGTGAGCGTGTTCCAGTTGTTGGAAGTGTTGCCTTAAATGTAGCAACTCCAAAGTCTGAAAGTGTAGCACCAGTTGTTGCTGTTGCTGTGTCTAGTGTTGCTGTTGCAGCAAATACTGTTGCAGTAATTGACTTACCAGAAACTTTGTTTCCGAATGCGTCTGTTGCTGTTACAGTGATGTCCTGCTTTGTTCCAGCAGCGCCAGTTGCAGGTGCTGAAAGTGTAAGGTTATTAATCTTACCAGCAGTTCCCTGAACGTAGTATGTAAATGTAGTTCCCTGATTGGTAACTGTTACTGTTCCAATTGCTGTGGTCTTTGTGTATACCCAGAATGTTGCAGTTGTTCCTGTGCCAGTTGCGATTGTCAAAGTTGAAGAACCTGATGATGCTCCTACTGGTGCAGCAGATGTGTGTAGTGCAGACACGATTGTTGCGTTTGTTGCTACCACAGAAACGACTGTTCCTGTGTCAACTGTTGCGACGAACTTTAGTGCGTCAGCAGCGTCAACTGTGTTGTCTGCAGGGACTGGCAATGATGCAGGTGTTGAGATTGATGAAGCGGTTGTATTAGCCGTTCCAGCAAGATCTACAGCAACTGACATTACAGCAGCACTTGCAGGTGTTGCTACCATTGTGCCCAAAGTCATGGCTGCAACCACGGCTAGTGCGATTTTCTTAAATGAGTTCATTTAATTTATTCCTTTTCATTATAGTAGATTTAGTCTATCCAAATAATCTTTTACATCGTTTGGCATAGGTTTATATTGTATCACATTGTCTTCAGGCCTGTCAACTTGCTTAGGTCGATCACTAATTGTGTGAATATCAACTTCAAGGTTAAGGTCTCTTGGGGTATGTGATATTGCCCCAAATATTGCTCCACACACAGCATCAGCCAAGTCCTTTGACTTTTTGCGGGGGTGGTCAACTCTATCATTTTTCATGATCTTTAGTTGTGTTAGTTCGTCGAACAGAAGTTCAATGGCTGGCATAAGAAGTCTTTCTTCATACACTAACATTGCCATATCCTCATAATGTTTTTTAGCAACAGAAACAGTATCAGTTCTCATTCCTACTTGCTTCAATTCATTTTGAATATCAAAAGATTGCCAACGGTCAAACGAAACCATTCCAATATTAAATCCTAGTCTACGAAGATTTTGGATCCACTGTTTTACTTCTGAAAGATTTACTGGGCCTTCAACCTTTGGCTCCCACCAAGCAACAGCATCTACTATTACTATGGGTGCGACCTGCTCGTAGTCTTTGATTACCTGAACATTAACCCATTTGTCAACATGGGCAATAGCAACTGCACACTTGTCATGCTTTTGTGCAAGGTCGGCGTGGACATAGTATATCTTGTTTGGATCTGGCTTAAAGTTTTCGTCAAACCTTTTAAAGGTATCGATAGGGTTTCTTGACACCATACAGTTTCTTACTTTTTCAATCTGCTTAAAAAATGCATCAGATGCAAACGTAGGGACACATGCAAAACGCTGCATAGCATCTCCTAGATCAGTCATAAATGCAATCTTAAAATCATCAATCTTGCGTGTTGGATTTACTTCCCAGGTAGGTCTTTTTAATGCGAATACTCCTGGGTATTTGTATGAAAGAATATGATCTTCATCCCAAGAAATTTCAAAAGTATTATCTGCTGAATCATCTGGCAGTAAAGGATTAATAACAAACTTGTGAGTCTTTTCTACAGCCTCTTTTTCAGCAATAACCGCATCATATCTTTCTGAAATAAAGTCACCTGGATATCGTGGGAATGAAAGCAGTGCAACCTTACCAAGGTCAGGGAAACGAGAGTCTACAGATGCACGGAAAGCCTTGTAGATATTTTCCGCAGTCTTTCCCTGATCATTACCACTTCCAATTTCAGATGCAAAACCAGAAATCTCATCAAGAACTGCAAGAATAAGGTTCAAACCTTCGTGGGATTCTCTTTCTGAGTGACCAGAATAAACTGTGATTGACTTATCAAACTCTATAGAGTCAGCCTTTGCATAAAACTTTCCAGCAAACCAGGGAGAGTTTTCAATCTTATTCTTAAATCCTTTAAAGAAAACATTCTTTGCCTGTTGAGCGTTAATAGCAACGTTAATAAGGTCGATAGCATCTCCGACAGGTTTTCCAAAGTATCTTGCAGGTTCTTTTAGACACAGTAGTTTGTATACTATGTATGAGCAGGCTACTGTTGATGTGAAGTCTTTTCCAGATCCCTTGCCAAGTTGCAGAATGATTTCATTTTTAGTATATTTTTCATAATATCTGGCACCTTCTTCAGCACCCAAAAGATCTATAAGGTCTTCTTTACGATATATCTGGCTCATTGCTTCAACAATATCGTATTGAATATCAGATAGTCCAGGCTGATTTAGATATTGCTCACCCTCAACAAACGTCTTTGCGTCTACTGGTGTTTCTGCAAAGTGATTATCTTTAAGTGCTTCAAAGAAATCATTAAACTCCGTGGACAACAGTTATTACCTCATCCTTTTTAGATACTGCAGATAGTCTACGCATAATGTCATCACGAACCTGTGGATATTCTGCTGCAATGTCTTTTAGAATAGACATAAGAACTTCTTGACGCTTTTCAATTTCCATCATCTCTTCAGCCAGTTCTTTGTTTTCAAGCAGTCCAGCCTTTTGAAGCATGTCAATTCTCTTTGATTCGATATCCATTACAAGTTTAATTGCAGCAGTCTTAGCACTAAGGTTATTAGTCATAGATGCTTCATCAATAACTTCATATGTTCGAGAAACCAACTTGCTATAGTGTGTATCTGCTGCAGCAAGCGCTTCTTTGGCACGAGCACGAATAGCATCATTAGCAGATGCCATAACCTTCCACTCGTTAATAAGTGTTACCACTCTTTGTCTTGGTATCGATAACTGCTTAGAGATTACAGTTGGATCGTTCCCTTTAAGATACTCTTCAACAACAAGGTTGACTTGATCTAAATGCTTAACTAAATCATCTTCAGTTGACATATTTTCCCTCTAGTCTATTAATTTCATCTTTAATATAGAAAATTGCCTTTTCTAGATCTTGAATTGTTTTTGACTCATCTTTGAGTCCTGCTCTCCAAAGATACTTAAAAGCATTACCAATATTAAAGTTACGATGGCGAGTAATTTCAATGCATTCTACACCAGAAGGATCTGTTGTGTAGTGCTGTGGGTGATTAACTTGATCAACGGTGATGTTTAGGTTTTCACTCATACGACTCTTCCTCATCGTCTTCCCAATCAAATGCTTCTGGCAAACCTCTTAAGGTGTATAGTGCATAGGAAACACCAACGGCACCTGCTATTGTTGCTGCAACAATTACTTTCTGAATCTTATTCATCGCTTTGATTTCCTTAATCCAAATTTAGCAAGGTATACGTAGATAGTTTCTAGACTAACTCCGCACTCCTTTGCAATCTCTTCTGGAGTCTTTTTATCCATAAGATATCTCTTACGCATATAGACTTCGCTTGTATATAGTTTAGCAGCCATAATACTATTTGTCAACCCCTATTGCCTTGCTCCAGTTTGATAGTGCCCAATGACCAATGCCACAAGCATCTGCTACGTCGTTATCAGTAATAGTTCTATCATATATAGTATTAATATACCTAATGGTCCTTTGCTTTCTGAGTTCTCTTTCGTGAGATTTTAACCAAGATTCTGACTTCCCTGGATTTTGTGATTTAATAAACAACTTTTCATCCTTGGATATCTTTTTGTTACCAATAAAGTTTTGCCAAGTAATAGGAGCAACCTTACCAATTATAGTCGTTCCAGTTTGTCCTGCAGCACCAAGTATAGCCCCTTGGACTAAAGCAAGGTCTGCAGCAGTCTTTGGGCTATTCATAAACACAGTGTGCTCAATAATAATTGCTTCAAAACCGCCATATATTTCAAGAAATGCTTTTACCTTTTTCCCAGCATCCATAACCTTTTCGTAGGTATCTTTGCCTTCAAAGGTAATCTTGCCAACACTTATAATTTCTTTTGTAAAAGTATCAAACATAGCAAATGCAAGACTGTTGGTGCTTGCGTCAATAGCGCAAATACGCTTTGGAATCATTTCTATTCCCCACTTATTCTTTACCATTTGCAATACCTTTCATATCTTTTAATGCTTTATTTACTTCTTTTGGATCAACTACGCAGTTGTTGCAAAGAGATTCATCATTATATATTGATAAATCTAGATCACAACTTCTACATTTCCTATTTTTACCAACACGCTTTTGCCTTCTTGTATATATGTATCTATCTGCAATTTTTTGCTTCGTTGCTTGATCTCTACAAGATGTAGAGCAGTATATCTGATAAGATACTGTCGGACTAAATTGGTTATCGCACCAACTACAATGTTTCATCTTCTAGAGGCTCCAAGGATTTAAGTTTTAACTCTCCTGCGCCTGCCTCTGCACATGCTTTTTGAATTGGACATGACTTACAAATCTTAGAATTAGATCTATAGTTTTTTGTAGGCAAGGTCTTGTCAACCCAAGCCTTACGAACTGCCCTCATCCAATCAAATGCCTGGTCTACCCACCGACGGTAATGATCGTTTACTTCTACAGGAAGGACAAGTAGTTCGTGATTATTTTTATTTTCATAAATTAACACTCCCCTTGCCTTCTTGAGAATTTTCATATAAATAAGCAACTGGACAACGTGACTAGTCTTTGGCTTTTGTTTTGCTTTTCGATACTCAAAGCCTTCATTCATCATGGTTTTTATTTCTCCAACGATCTCTTCGCCATTCCAGTCAAGCATAGCGTCTCCATATCCAAAGATTGGAGGATCGTCGTGTCTAATCTTAAACTCTGTAGTTGGTTGATTTTCATCATCTCGATAGATTTTAGCAATTCCAGAATTCATCATAGCATCCTGAATTCTAGCATGCGACAATGTTCCAGCAGTCATATTTGCTGCACCATATGCATCTGTATTGTCTTCAAATGTTTGGCCTTCAAATGCAAGATACCAATATCTTGGGCACTCTCCATGACCATAAGCAATTGTAGATGGGGCAAAAGTTTTCTTTTGCGTATGCTTTGGACCTCGGTTAATGATGTATCCGTGCTGAATTTTTTCAATCATTTCGTTCTTGCCGATTGTGTCCACTGCATCCTTTTCTGCTTTAATCATAACGCCTTTTAGTAAATTTTTTGTCATAGCAATTCCATTTCTGTTCTATTAAGTATACCAGATTATCTGGTTATATATTTCAAAGCAGAAACAAGATTGTTGATTGACTCTGCAGCAGTATAGTAAAGGTTCTTCTTTCCACGATCTGACTTGTCTACATTTGCCATCCACGTAGCCTTAAAAGCCATTTTTGCTGCAATGGCCTGCAACCTTACAATCTCTACAGTTGCTACATTTAATGGGATATCTGGCTTAATAATTATCTTAGCAATGAAGGTAAGGGCAGTAGTTAACTCTTCATCATCCATATAATCAGCAATCTCTGCCAACCCATTTATCATCTCTATTGTTGTTTTTTCTTGTTCCATTATTCCTCCATCATATCTTCTAGTATGCTCATTTCAATTATAGCAAGTCTTACTTTTGCATTACCCTCGCCCATTACGACCACTATGGCTGGATCCTTGCCATTCTTCATGGCATCTGTAGTAGCCTTAGCCCAAACCTCTTTGTTTAAGGTAAAAGATTTACCCACCTCTTTAAAGTCTACGACAAAGGTTTTCCAAGAAGCATCACCCTTTTGGGTGTTGCGTCCAGAATTCTTGTGCTGCTTTGCACCGATTCTTTTGCTTTCGCTCTTCTCAGTCATTTCTTTTTACCTTTTTGTATCCTTTTCTAAATAACAATACTTCTGATAAATGTTTTTCTGAGCACATCCAAGACGCCATACCAGTTTCCATATAAACTCTCATAGTCTTTACTTCTTTTTTACAAGTCTTACAAGGAAACTTTCCTTCGTATATACTATATTTAGTCATTTAACCTAGACTTAATTGATTCTTGCAAGTCAAGATCCTCTCTTACACGATTAACGAATGCTTCTTTACCTTGAACCTTTGTGCCGTCAGGAAGTATATACCAAGCACCTGTGCGTTCTACAATGCCATTTAGTTCTGCGGTAGTAACCAAATCACCAATGGTATCAAGACCAATATTGTCACCTCTGAAATAAAAATCATACTCACCAGACTGGAACCCTGGAGAGGTTTTGGAGAACTGGAGTTCCCACTTAATAGTTCTACCAATCTTTTCTTCAATTAATTTATCTCCTACCTTGATCTTGCCCTTAATCGCTTGATTATCTGACTCTGAAGAAAAGAGTTTAACAATACATGAGGAATAAAACTTAGTAGCCTGACCACCAGAAGGCTGCTGGCTAGTA